ATTTATTATATATTATATATATTAAATTACTTAACTTTAGTTAAGTATATTTAATCATGGGGGATAGAGAGTATATTATTATGTTAAGAGTATGAGTTATAAAGAGAAAGAGAGAAGAAAAGAAGAAAGAGAGAAAACCCCCATGAGCCGATAGGCTGAAAGTACCGCTTTTTTAACACTTTGGTACACACATGCCACCACACACATAAAAATCAAAATTAGAGCCCATTTTGCTCAAATAAAGCGCATTCCACACAAAACAGGCAGGCAGTTAAAACCAGTTAGGAACAAAAGCAAAGGCAATGTACCGCAAAGAGTAGTTATAAAACAAAGCCCGTGAGCATGTACACGAGCGATAGCGAGTGTGCTTACCACTTAATTCCATCAAACTAGGGAAATGCTCACACCACGCCGTTATTAAACAAAGCAAAGCGTAGTGAATCAGGACTACGCTTTACAAAACGCATGCGTAAGCATGCTTTTTCCACACCCGCACCCTCCCCATGTTGTCTAGGGGAGGTAAGGGTTAAAAGGGAACCCCGTCTAAATCACGCAAACTCGTTTCACAAAAAATCAATAATATAGTATAAATCACGCAAATCAACATTTTCCCAAAAAAATAGTCATAGAATATCCTGCTCACTTAGAAAAAGCATTCTTATAAAAACTGAAGATTATATATTCTTACAGGGACTGTATTTTTGAAAAAGAAGTATCTTACATTGAAAACTTGACAATATTTTGTATAATTGAATTAAACGGAGCGGATATGGACAAGATAGAGTTAGAGCAACTGGAAGACAGTGTAATAGAAGAAATAGAGGAGCAGAACAACAGCAGGACTGCTATCATACACAACAGTATCAACATACCGGCGAAAGCGACGGACAATGAGATACGGGAGAAGGTTATAAGTGAAGAGCGTCGTATTCGTGAGTTAGAGATAGCGGTGTGGGCAGAGAACGAGAAGTTATTAGGAGGAGATCCAACGCAAGCGGTATTGAAAGAGGTATATGAGAGGTTAAAGGATGGTAAGACGTTGGTTGAAGCGCTTGAAGGAATCTGTGGAATTTCTCTATGGAACAAATGGAGAAAGGATTATCCGGTTGTGGTGGCTATAGAAGAACAAGCGAGGATGGAGTACAGCCACAAATTAGAGCAAGAGATATTAAACATAGCAGACCAGAGGGAACGCACACGTATGGGTGAAGTTAACCGTGACAAGATGATGATAGAAGCGAGGCAAAGCATAATAGATCGCAATGACCGGTTGACAGAGGCTCGTATGAAAGCGCAACAGGGCATTGGTAGTGCAGGTGCAGTAGTGCCTGTACAGATAAATGTGAAGTACGGCAAGGAGTAATAGATGGACATAAGATTAGCGCCTATATATGAGCCTATATGGAAGCCGAAGCGGTTAAAGATATTCTTTGGTGGTCGTGGTGCTGGCAGAACGCACAGTATAGCGAGGTATATACTTGTAAGGGCTATGAGAGAGAACTTGCGTATATGGTGTGCTAGGGAAACGCAGAAATCTATTGCCCAGAGTGTACACCATGTATTTGTTGAGTTAATAAGCCTCTATAAATTAACGGAACACTTCGTAATAACGAAAGATGATATAACCTGCAAAGAGACAGGCAGTTTTTTTATGTTTAAGGGTTTCCGTGGGGATGGTGGTCAATACTCTGCGGAAGGGTTAAAGGCGTACGAAGACTTTGACATATTGTGGATAGAAGAAGCGGCTGCATGCTCTATGGAGAGTCTGAATGTTGTTTCAAAGACCATCCGTAAATCTGGTTCTGAGATTATTGCCAGTTTCAACCGTGTATTAGAGGAAGATCCGATATGGCGTTTTGGATGTTACGGATTAAATAACATTTACGAAGAAAAAGTGCATGAAGATGAAGATCGGCTAGTTATTTATGCGACTGTTGATGACAACTGTTTCGCTTCTGATACTTTTTTGAAAGAACGTGAATTAGACAGAAAGCGTCTTCGCCAAGAGGAATTTGACCAAGTATGGCTAGGTTATCCGAACATGTCTGGTGGAGAAGCAATCTTTTTCCCCAGAAATCTGCTTTACAATTATGAGCAAAGAGAGCCTGTTGATGATGAGTATAACCGCTACGAAATCGTTCTAGGAATCGATCCTAGCGGAGGCAGAGACCGTACGGCTATGGTTGCTAGGCAAGGCTCCAAAATCCTCTCTATTCGCGTTTTAGAGCATTTAAAAGACAGTTTAGACCTTGCTTACCAAGTTATTTCTTTTAAAAACGAAGTTAAAGCGGACAGATGTTATTGTGATAGGGGTTATGGTCAGAGTATATTGGCAATCGCTTCACAAAGCGGAGAAAAGATAATGCCTGTGGATTTTGGCGGTACTGCTAGTGACGCTTTGACTTATAAGAACAAAAGAGCAGAGATGTATGGAAAAGCAAGAGATTGGCTGTACAGTGGCGGTTATCTTGGCAAGCGTGATGATCCATATATGGCTGATTTAAGACGTGAACTTAGCGTTATTGAAACAAATTTAAGACAATCCGATGATTCTCGTATCTGTTTGAAGCCAAAAGACGATATTCGTAAGAAATTAGGTGCTTCTCCGGATATTGCAGATGCTTTTGTTTTGACTTTTGCCGGATTTAAAGATAAAATTATAAAAAATAAATTCGGATTCAATGTAAATGATGATTCTGATTACAGAATAAACGATTTTGGTAATTACGATTTTCGTAAATTTTGAAAGAAATAAAAAAAAATACTATAATTTGTATAGTGAGGTATTGTAAATGCCAGAAGAAAACAATAAAAGTACGCAAGTAACACCTGAAACGACACCTGCGCCTGAGGCGGCTACTCAACAACAACCAGCCAAAACACCGGAACAAGTGATTGCTGAAAACACTGGTCCCGAAATCAAACCTGCTGACCAGCCGAATGAACAAAAACATGCAGAAAATAATCAAGAAAAACCTGCTGAGCCTGCTTTTAATCTAAAACCAGAAGATTATGGTAATTTTGGTATGGATGAAAAAGTAAAGATGAATGAAGATTTGTCTAAGGCTTTACGCGACTTCGGTATTAAGAATAAAATCTCTAAAGATGAGATGAACTCTTTGGTCAAGAAATATAATGATGTTTCTTCAGCCCTTATAGAGAAGCATAACAATGAATTTGCTGAAATTAAAAAAGGCTGGGAGCAGAAAAACACTGACAAATACAAAACCGAAGTGGAAAACGTTTATAAAAGTATAGACGGGTTCCTTGGTAGTACAGAATCCGGTAAGGGATTTAAAAAATTCATGGAAGAAAACGGTATCAGCAAAAACAATGACGTTGTTGACTTCTTATATAGTCTTTCAAAAGATTATGCGGAAGATTCTGCTCTCCGTGGATCCGGTACTGGCGATGTAAAACCCAAAAGTGCCTATGAAATTCTTTATCCGGAAGACAATCAATAGTTAAGGAGAACTAAAAATGGCAGACGGCGTAATGAACTTACGTGATTTCACTGCGGTTAATACCCCTGAACGTGTTATCATTAACTTGCTTCAAGAGTCTAAACCGCTTTTCAACAACCTTCCTTCTATGGAAGCCAACCGGCCTACTTCCCATGTGACTGGTTTAATTACTTCTTTACCCACGACGAGTGTAAAAGTAATCAATGATGGTGTTGCTCCTAGCAAACCGACCACGAAAGATGCTGAATTTGATATGGCTTCTTTCCAAACTCGTATCAAATACGATTCTGATATTGATATGATTGGTCAATTGACTGCTAAAGTAAAAATGAACAATGTAATGGCTGCTACCGAATCTTTAGGTCAAAAAGCCGAAGAAACGGTATTCTATGGTAACAGCATCCAGAATACTGGTGAATTTACCGGATTGGCTTATTACTATGATTCGTTGCAATCTACCGCTGTAACTGCTCGTAACGTAATTTCTTGTGGTGGTTCTACGGCTAATAGCCAAACCTCTATGTATTTAGTAGGTGCTGGTGAATATGCCGCTCACTTAATCCACCCGAAAGGTGTTGCTGGCGGTATCAAACGCAAAGATCTCGGCATCCAAACGGAAACCGATTCCAACGGTAAACAAATTGACTACCATATTGAAAAATGGTCGTTAGTAACCGGTTTGGTGTTGAACGACTGGCGTACCTGTGGTCGTATCTGCAACATTGAACTCGGTGCTACCGGTGCTTTGTTTGCGGAAGATGCTAACGGCGCTGCTAAAGTGACGAATGCTATCGCTACTCGTGCTAACGTGCTGTTGAACCGCATTAAAGGCAACTACGGCAAATTGGCTTTCTATTGCCATCCTGATGTGATTGCTATGTTAGCCAACCAAGCGTTAAATCGCGGAAATGCTGCTATTACTTTCCAACAAGATGCTGAAGGCAAACGCAAACCGCTCTTGTGGGGCATTCCGTTGTATGCTTCCGATTCCATCTTGGCTACTGAAGCCGTGGTATCGTAATCATTTTATAGGAGAATATAAATAATATGATTAAAGATAAATTATTAAGTTTTGAAGGTACTTCTTCTAATACCTATGCAACCGTAGATCTCGGCAAAGCCGGTGCTTTGTTGATGGGTGATGAATATACCTTAGTCGTACAACGTATCGCTACCGTAGCTGCTGGTAATGCCGGTACTTGGACTTTGACTACTTCCGATGACAACTTCTCCAACAGCGTTACGCTGGCTAGCGGAAGCGTTGCTGCCGGAACCGGCTCTGCTACGATTGCTACCGTAGTGTTGCCCTTTAAACCGTTAGCCAAGCTTCGCTTAACGGTTGCTGCTACCTCTGGTACTGGCCTTAACTTATCCATGATTGCTGGCTACTTAACGCAAGGTCCGAACCATGTTGGCGAAATGAAAAACGCGGTAGCTGCGTAAGGAGATAAACGTTTATGGCTGAAGCAAAATTAGTAGAATACTTGGTAAAACAGAAATGTTTTTACAATGGTGCTATTAAACAAGCCGGCGAAACCGTTTATATTCCTGAAGACGAAAAAGTAAGTGAAGAAGTTTTTTGTGTTCGCGAAAAATACGAAGAACCTGAAAAGAAGCAGGAATTTCTTCCCAAATCTCATGGTGGTATGTTAGCAGAGGCTAAAGTAGAAAAAACCGAACGTGAGCAATTGGAAGAACAGGCTTTAACGTATGGTATTAAGTTTACGAAACGCACTGCTACGGCAGAGTTAAAGAAACTTATTGAAGCACACAATAAATAGTTTGCTTATGGGGAGTTGAAATACACTCCCCTTTTATAAAGGAGTTTAATATGTGTTTATCAGCCGCTATTGCTTCTTGGTTAATTCCGTCAATTGTTGCTGCAGCAGGCACTGGTACTTCCGCAGTAATGGCTAACCAACAAGCAAAACAACAAGAAGGGCAAGCAAATGAGCAGGCAAGAACTGCTAAGGCGCAGGCTCAAATGCAAGCAGAACAAGCACCGGAATTAAGCACTGAAGCCGGTAATCCGGATGCAATTAAAAAAGCAAGAGCATCCTACGGTATTCAGGAAAACATTCTTGCAAATCAAAATTTACAAAGTAGCCAAACTCTAGGAAATAAAGAACAATGGGGTTAGTATAATGCAAAAAGAGTTGAGTCGGGAAGAAAAGGGTAAGTATTTATCTATTTATAAATCATTAGAAGAACAATTTGAATTAAAAAAAGACCGATTTAAAGACATTCGTAAACTTGTCGCAATCGGTACTGGTGCTTTTTCTGATGATGATGATACCGCTTCTAATGTGGATTATCAACAACTTCTTGACAGTCAACATCTTAGTTATATTAGAACTCTTTGCTCCGGATTGTATGGTGGTCTGGTGAATCCTGCTGGGCAGTGGTTTGAAACATTGCCTAGCAATCCGGATTTGCATAATGACTACGAGTGTTTGGCATATTGTTACGATGTAAGAAAGCGTTTTGAGTTTTTGTTTCATACAAGTAATTTTTATAAAGAATTTAGAATGACTTGTGATGAATATCCCGTTTATGGTTTTGCGCCTCTCTTAATTGAAGAAGACCACGATAAAATAGTACGCTTTACTCATTTTACTTGCGGAGAAGTTTATCTCGGATGTGATGCCAAAGGTGAATATAACAAAATGGCACATCCTATTAAACTTTTTGCCGACCAAATGGTCGATTATTTCGGCTTTGATAATCTCCCTAAAGCAATACAAAAAGCGTATGAAGATGGCGATTTTAATACCAAATTTGATGTTTACAATCTTATTTGTCCTAACTATTTCAGACATTTAGGTAGCAACAAAAATACTAACTTTAAATTTATTTCTTTGTATTGGACAAATGATGAACGTGACCAGAAGGTTTTCTTAAAGAAATCAGGGTATCGTGATAATCCGTTTGCTGTATTCACTTGGCAAAAGAAACATGATGCACAGATTTATCCGTTAGGCATGGGCGAAGCGTTGTTGGGCGATATTAGAGAATTGCAGGCTACTTCTTATAGAGGATCTCAAAACGAAGCGTTTCTTAATAATCCTGCGATGGTGTTGCATTCTTCTTTGGGCAGAAAACCTATTCTTCCCGGCACTACATTCTATACAGATGGTGATCCATCTAAAATGGTGGCAGAGTTAAGACGTGTTAATAGTTATTTGGAAGAAATTGAAAACAAAAAGAAAAGCATTAAAGAGCGTATTAGAGAACTCAGTATGGCAGATGTTATGATGTTGTTTGCCTCAAAAGATAAGAACCGTATGACTGCTCGTGAAGTTATTGCTATTTTAAACGAACAAACTAACCTGCTTGGTGGTATTTATCTTAATGCAAAAGACTCTTTAACACGCATTTTTGAGCGTTGTTTCGCTATCGGATTACGTAAAGGCTTTTTTGCAGAGCCTCCTGCTGCTATGCAAGAAGATGGTATTAAGGTTGAATTTCTTAACCAAATGGCAAGAGCCCAAAAAGCAGCAGAATTAGGGTCTTTGCAAGATTTGTTTACTTACGCTACGCCTTTATTCCAAATTAAACCGGATGCAATTGATAACTTGGATGGCGATAAGGCTTTTGATATGATTGTAAAAAGTCTCGCTATTGATACTACAATTCAAAAAAATCCGATTCTTGTACAACAATTGCGTGATGAACGTGCTATGCAACAACAACAAATGGCAGAAGCGCAACAAATGGAACAAATGGCAAAAACTGCTAAACAAGCATCAGGCGCAACAATTGAGCCTAATAACTTGTTAGGAGCGTTGGCAGGTGAAGGTAATAATGGCACGCTTCCTCAAGTTGAAGAAGTTAATTCCGGAGGTGCGTTCTAATGGACAAATAGACTGACTTTCTTAAAGAGCAAAAGATTGAAATTGCTAATAAAGAATACCAAAAAAGATACTCCAGCGAATTAACTATTGTTATAGCAAGATTGCTAAATGATAAGGATTTCAGATTCTATATTGCAGACCTTTTAGGGTTTACAAATCCTTTCAAAACCTCTTTTGAAGAAAAAGGAAATGTTTCTTCCTTCAACGCTGGTAAACAGGCTGTTGGATTAAAAATTTTCAATGATATAATGGCTATTTCTCCGGAATCTTTCTTGAAACTTATGAAAGAAGAACGTGCTAGAAAAGAAAATTATGATGCTATGGTTAAAGAGGTTATAGATGGCAATTCAAAATAAAACCTTCATGAATTTTTTAGGGGGAGAAGTTTCTCCCTCTGCTTATAAACGCCTTGACATGGCTGGTAATGCCAAATGGTTTGAAACTGCAAAAAATATTTGGTTTGGTACTACCGGAGACTTTCATAATAGACGCGGGTTTCAATATATTGCAAAAACAGCACTCGGTTTGTCTAATGAAAAAATTAAATTAATTCCTTTTTACTTTAACAGAGAACAGTCTTATTGCATTGAGTTTAACAGTAATACATTTCGTATTCTTAATAATGGGATATTGTTGAAAGATGGGAATGATGATGTTATTAATGTAAGACATGAAGGTTTATCTGTAGAAGATGTAGATGATATTTCATATTGCCAAATAGCAGATGTTTTATATATCTGTACTGGTAGCAAAAACCGTATTTATACAATTAAGCGATATTCTGATACAGATTGGCGCTGGGAAGAATTTGAATATGAAATTCCTCCTATGCGGCAAAATAATGAAGATAAAAATAAGAAATTATTGTTTGGTAAAAATACTACATACGGAAACTATGGCTCATTTTCTATTGTAATAGATAAATTAACGCAAATAACAGATATTTCTGTTAAAATATCTATTTCTGATGTAGAAACTACTATTTATTCTAATTCAATAGATTTAAGCGATTTAAACGAGTTTGTTTCTGATTTTAATACAAATCAGACTGGTACTACAAATATAAAATCATGCCAGTCAAATGATAATAAACTTATATTCAATCTTACAGAAACAGGCGCAAGTAATGTTGATTCAGTTTCCGTGATTGTTGATGATGCTTATATTTATGAGGCTGTATATGATTATCCCGTTGGTTCTTATAATTTTAATGGGTGGAGCGAAGTCGGACACAACTATAATGCTTCTTACTATTATTTGGAGCGCAGGATCCCATGCAATTCTCTGTCTCGTATTAAAAGAATAGATTATATTAGATACGATAATGGTTTTGAAGGCAGTAAGCAACAATTCCAAACAAACTATAATACCCCTTATCCAACACCTTCCGATGTCGCTAGTTCTATCCAAGATACTGGCTACGCTTCTATATCTTATGATTCATTATCAAATTGTTTCGTTCTTAGAGGAACATTCCATAGAGATACCGGGCGTTTTTGGAGAATAGAAATAATAAAACTTGTTGAGACGGAACCGATTCATTCTCAGAAGCAATATTATTCTGATAGAAAAGAAATTGTTGAAATTCAAACTAATAATTATGATGTAGAAGCGACTTTTGACTTCTTCAAATATAAAAATGTTAATGATATTTTCGCCGTTGAAAGTATTTATTCTCCAAACAAAGATGGGAAGGCAGGAGAAAATAAATCTTTTTATTCTAATTCAATTTCTACTGGCGAAACCGTTACTGACCCATTTTGGAGTAATGGTAACTGGAGAATCGTTACTTCAGGTTTGTTTTCCGGTTCAATAGAGATGCAGTATTCTTATGATGGTGTTTCTTGGTTCACTCATAGAACATTTTCTTCAAGTATTAGAACAGAGAATAATGTCTCTTATAGTACGAATTATAATGAATATGGCTCTCTGGATGTTGATGATAACGTCTTATTAAGATTGAGATTTAATTTAACTGCTCAAACGAATTTAACTGTTGTATTTGATACTGAAAGTTTTAAGAACCGTTCTTATTACAAAATATTAGCAAAAGATGCTACATATCCAGATACAAAAGCAATCGTTGAGTGTATAAAATATCCTATCGGAACTCCGGGTATTGATAAATATATTTCTGGGGAAGAAGGATATAATGTAAACAAAATTTATTCTTGGGCTGAATCTGCGTGGTCTTATGAAAACGGTTATCCAAAATTTGCTTTCTTGTATCAAGACCGTCTTGGTTTCGCTGCAACAACGAAAGATTTTTCTACAATTTGGTTTTCTAAAACTCGTAATTATAACGATTTTTCTACCAAAATAGAATATACAGATGACGATCCGATTATTATCAATGTGCTTACCCCTACTGGTATTGGAGAAATATCAAATGTAGCGGCTGCAAAGAAATTGTTTGTGTTTACAAGCGAAAACGAGAATGGAATACAAGATGAAGGCGCTTTAACTCAGACAAATAAACAATTGATAAATTTCACTTTTTATGGTTCTGATCCGATTCAAACGAGAACTGTTTCTAACAAAATAATATTTGTTGAAAGAGGTGGTAGAGCGGCTCGTGCTTTAACTTATGATTATGCACAAGAAAACTATGAGGCTATTGATTTAACAATACCTTATAAACATCTATTAAAAGATGAAAAAATTATTGCTTCCGAGTATATTGCCGGAGATTATAAAACTTATTTAATGCTTACCTCTGGAGGTCGTATTATTTGCTTTAAATATTTGCCGGAACAGAAAATAGAGGCTTGTAGTTGGTTTAGACATGCATCTGCGACGATTACAAATATTTGTGTTGTGCCGTATTTTTCTGATTATCATTTATATGTTGCTGTTGATGATGGTACAAAAAAGCAATTGGAAATAATGAAAATATCTCCTATCGGCAGTTCTATATACTTGGATTCTTATAAAGAGTTTTATTTTGAAGAAGAAACTAGCACTGTTATTGATGCGGATTATATAATTCCTAACAAAGAATATACTGTTATAATAGAAGATCTTACTTATAAGATTAAATCTGTTGACAATACAATAAATCTTCCTAGACCTGCTACTTCTTGTGTCGTTGGATTTAATTATGTTTCTGAAGGTACATTGCTCCCACCGAACTTGTTATTCCAAAATGGCACAACCAATTATAATAGAAAGAATCTTTTTAAGGCTCATTTCTCTTATATTGATAGTGCTTTATTTAAAGTTGGAGTAAAAGGTAGAGATGGTAGTTTTAAGAAGGTTTATGCAATAGAAGAACCGTCTTTAAGTGAAGCAGAAAGAAATGAAAGCGGTGAAAAAAGTTTCCCGATACAATCTTCCTATTATGACCAAAATATGCTATCGTTTATTCAAGAGGATCCTGCTCCTATGAATATTACGAATGCAGAATTGGAGGTAGATTATGGCGGTAAATAATATATCTTTCATCAAAATAGATGTCTATTCTATGAAATCTACTTTGGAATCTTTTTGTAATTCTTTGCAAGAAAAAGACCGCAAAGAAGTGACTCTTTATACAAAAGAGAACGAATCTGTGTTTGATTGCGTTTGCAATGTTTTAAAAGGGTGCGATTATAAATGTTTTGTATCTTGCAATGGAGACATTATTGCAATTGTTGCTTACAAGATTCATTTAGAACAAGGCTATAAAATCGCTACTCTTTGTGTATTAACTTCTTCTTGCATTAAAAACCATGTTAAAGAATATATTGTTTCTGCTAAAAGATTTATTGAAGAAGTTTCTTCTGTTGCTGACTTAGCAGTTAGTGAAATTATTGAAGGATATACAAGTACATTAAAGATGGCAGAGAAACTTGGTTTTAAGAAAATAAGTGAATATAATAGAAAAGATAGTAAACTTTTTGTGTATATGTTAAAAGGGGCTAGTTATGGGATGGACAGATAGCGAAGGCGTTTTGACTGATAAAGGTATTAATGCCAGAAATACTACTACTGGTATGACTTCTGCAATCAATATGATTGGAGGAACTTGGGCTGGCATTAATCTTGGCAAAGCAAATAAGCGTGTAAATAATGCATTGGCAGAAGTTTCTGATATTCAAGCAGATATTGAGATTCAAAAAGCGAAACAGGAAGATTTATACAGCAATGAAGCGAATGCTTTACGCGGATGGGGCGCAGCACGTGAATTAAGGGCTCTAAAAGGCGCACAGAGCGTTTCTTCTGCTGTTTCTGGCACTTACGGTCACGGAGATCAAAGAATTGTCGCTGATGCCGAAAATAAAGCATATATGCAACAAAGAGATATGTTACGTGCATTGCAATTAGAAAGTTTTGAAAGAATTAAAGGATCTAAAATGCGTGCAGCCGGATTAAAAGGCAGAGCGCGTCAATATCGTTTAGGAGCAAAAAGATCCGTGTTAATAGGCGGTTTATCTGGGGCTGCAAAAGGGTTATCAGATACAAGCAAATATTTATCTACAATGAGTACGTTTTGGAAAAAAGGGAGTGAAGAAAAATGAGAATACCGGAAGCAAAAGAACAACAAGTAAATATTATGCCTAGAGTTGCTAGTGCTGATCTCCCTTCACCTGTTATTACGAATAATGGTGGATATGAAGCCGCTAATCAGTTGCAACAAGCAATGAATAATGCTGCTGATGGATTTGTCAAGATGTATGTGGCAGATCAAAGAGCAGATGCAATACATGCTTATGACGATTATAATAAAAGTTTAAGAGAATTACGTGATGGAGTTTTTAAGACAAATCCACAAACCGGATTATCTGAAATTGATGAGAGCAAACTTGATCCACAGACAGGGCTTCCGGTAGGATTTAATCAATTAAAAGGCGATCAGATAAATGAAGATAACTTGCAAGCATGGCAAGACAAAGCCGCTTCCGTAAAAGCGATCTTTGAACAAAAAATTAGAGGGTTCGTTCCTGATATTAAAGACGAATTTACTCGCCGTTCTGATGAGCAATTTGAGAATTATACGCTTGCTATTAACAGCCATTTTCTTAAAGGTAAATATGAAAAAGCAAGTAATGCTGCCGATTTGGATGTTTCTGATATTATTACGAACGAAGTCGTTGGGATGGATGAAACTGAAAAGTTTACAGAAATACAAAGTCGCATCTATAAAGACTTTTATACCGCTGTTCCTGATGATAACTACGCTAAAAAGAAAACTCAGGAAGCGATGGAAAAACTTATACATAATCAAGTAGTAAGAATTGTGCAGGAAGGAACTCCTACAAGTTACAATGATGCTAAAAGATATTTGAATAGTAAAGGAGTAAAGTCTTATTTGTCTGAAAACTCATTGAGGAGCGAAATACATGCTTTGGATTTGGAAGGAACAAAATGGCAAATGAGATTTCCTACAACCACTACCGCATCTATTCAAAATTACATTAAAAAGAATACAACAGTATTGACCCCTTATGAAAAGGCACTTTTTATTGCAGAAGCGGAAAAGCGTGATGCGTCAAGAGCCGGATCTGCAACAGATAAAAAAATGTCTGATTGGTTAGAAATGGTTAGCCGTGTCAGTAATGCGCAACCTGATTATTTTCAAAGACCTAATATCTTTGGTATTTATTTGGATGATGGGACTGTTAATGAGTCTTCTGCAAGACAATTTCAGGCTAACTTTTTGGAGTTTACAAAAAGTGTTGTTGGTGCTATACACGATACTCCTTATAATTTGGCAGCAGTAAAAGAAAAAGGGCTTGAAGCAATATTGCCTGAAGGACAAAGAGAAATTTATACAAGTGGTAAGGCTGGCCATTTGATGAAAAAAGCATATAATAGTATTAATAATATGCTTAAAAAAGGAGACTTGTCGCTTCTTAATTTTACGCAGATGGGAGCATTATCTACTTTAGTCGGACAAATTGAAAAAGGCAATTACAACCTTGGACAATTAATGAACGAAAGAATTGTTTTGCAAAACAAATTAAATGAAATTAAAGAAAAATTGGGTGCAAATCCTGATGCGAAAGATATGAATGAGGCAATAACATATCTTCGTGAGTATGAAAGCAAATTTGGACAAATAACATCCGAATTTACAGATACATCTTTTATAAAAACAAAGAATGATATAATGGCTCTTGTTACTGCCAACATGGTAAAATCGTATGAAAGAGATAGAGGACTTGTTTCTCGCGTAGTTGGCGCTGCTACAGGTATTACCGGATGGTTTAGAACAATCGGCGATACTTGGAATAAATTTGATTTTGATGATGCTTCTGTTAATAGAAACAATGAGTTGTTGTCAAAATGGAATAAAATAGCCCATTCTAATATAAAAAATGAAGATGGTTCTAAAAGCATTTTACCGGAAGCATATAAGCACTTGTATCACTCAATGTGGTCCATGATGAACGGGAATGGATTGACTCTTTATAATGTTAGACCTGATGGGACTGTTGATCCGTTAACTGCCGAAGGAAATATCTCTTTTGCAGTTGACGCTCAAAAAGACGATTTGTTAAATGAAAAGAAAACTGATACAGTTGTTTATAAAACAATAGACCAATTTATTGTTAGATTGAATCAGAAATATAATACTCCAAAATATAAAGATTTTAGAACGCTTGATTTTGATTCTCTTGCGACAGAAGATGTAAGATTGTTTCAAGAGATGTTATCACGCAATTGGTTAGAAGCAAATGGTCATCCGAACAAGACATTTTATCCCGAATATGCGATGGCTTATGAAAATAATCAAGTTGAACCGATGGAGAGACTTTCAAGAGGTTTCTCATCTTTGTCTCCTGCTCCGTATTTTCAACAACAATCGCTTGAAAGAGCCCAAAAAAGAGAAGAAAATGCTAAGAGATTATATGTCGCTCCTCTTGATTATACTGATTCTGATTTGAAATTAAAGTCTTTTACCGGTGGTATTACTTCAAATAAGGATGCGGCTACAATGTTAGAGGCTGGGTTTGTAAATGCTGAGGATATGTTATTGCAAGAAAAAATAAGCAAAAAGAACAAAGGCATTCCTTTTGAGCGTAGTGAAATAATGCATAACTTGCTTAATATATTGGCTCCTAGTGGTGCTAATACGGCTTTTGTTGATCCTGATACCGGTAGAGTTACTCATTATTGGGACATTCAAGAAAATATAAGAAAAAATTATGGATTTAAGTTGGAAGAATCCGGAACTGATTATCAGAAATCTTTAGCGAAAGAAGTTTATGTTGAAAGTCAAAAATTGCTTGATAATGTGCTTTCTGATTTAGTTAAAGATAATCCGAATACTGATAAAGAAACATTCTTATTACCTAATACATTTCATTATAATGTTTCAGAAAGAACATTAAAAAACATTGATTCTTATCAAAAGTTAAGGAAGAAGTTGTTAGAAGATAAGAGGCAGCAATACCTTCTCGTAGGTTCTCTTGGTCCTACTTCTACAAAAGATTGGGCGAAATATAACAAACAAGAAAAAGGAGCAAAATAATGGCTGGTAAAGATATTGTAGATTTAGATACTCAAAATTCACTTATAAATCCAATTGAAGGATTAGACCCCTATCCTTTATCAAATAATGATAAATTGCCTAAAACAAGTGATCTAGAAGTGCCTACTCAAGAACCAGTCGTAACTGATATGGGGCAGAAACTTGTTGATGGCGTTTCTGCAATATCTCAAACGGCTAAAGAAGTCCAAAAACAGCCATTAAATGAAGAAGAAACGGAACAAGGTCAAACTCCTGTTATTTCAAAGCCTGAAAATCCTGATGAAATGAAATATACAAGAGAAGAAACTCCGGAAGAAAGATATAAAAGAATGGTTGGAGAGTTTGATAAAAATAATCCAGAATACAGTTATTATTTTTCTGAAGTAGATAAAGTTGTTAAATCAAATTACAAAGAATTTGAGAAAGCAAAATTTGATTATCTGTCTTATAAAATGCGTGAGGATTATCTCCACAGAACACATAACTATGCGGATTATAAAGAGAATTTGTCAAAAGTAGGGAACAATGTTTTAACAACCCTCATAAAATCAATTGGTGAAGGAGCCGTTTCTTTTGGCACTTCGTTAGTTGATTTAGGTGCTAGAACTGGATGGCTTGGTGTTGGAATGGCAGAAGGATTTGTTGATGCTAGTTTGGAAGATCCTGCTAATCCAAAGAATCCAATAACCACTCTATTTTCGCTAGGAATGAACAATGCAGTGTTTGCTGATTATGATATATCCTCTTTGCAAAAAATCGTAAATGACAATGATTTTGAGCAATTAAAGGCAGGTGGCGCTTCTCAAGAGGAAATTGCTAATAGCGTTTCTGAAAAATATCCAATCCCAGAAAAATATAAGGCATCCGTAAATCTTTCAAAGGCTGCTAATAATTTTGATAACCTTTCTAAGTTTTTTGACCAGCCAATGAAAGAGGCAATTAATAATGCTAAAGATTCTTATAAATTCGTAAAAGATATTGATTCGCAAATTAAAGAATCGTTGCATTTAGAAGCTAATGAGTTTGATAATCCTAATGCTGTATATTGGGGTAGCGTAGCAAGTAGCACTTTGCTTTGTGCAGCAGGACTGCTTACTGGAGGG